CGAACGGGACCGCCAGCACAGCCCTTGACCTCGACGGGTTCGCCCATGCCATCGCGGGTTTGCCCCGGGGCCAACTCTGGCGGGCCAACGAAGCCGGCGACCTCATGCCCCGCGCCGATGATGCTGCCAGCATCGATCCCGAAACCCTCCGGAGCATCATCGCAGCGAACAAGGGGCGCGCCGGGTTCACGTACACTCACCACGCATTGAACCCGCAAAACCTCGACCTGATCCGCGAGGCAAACGCGCAAGGGTTCACTGTCAACGTCAGCACGAACAATGCCGCGCATGCAGACCGCGCCACCGATGCTGTGCAAGGGACAGCGCCCGTAGTGACGCTGATGCCTCCGGATGCATGGGGCAAGGATGGTAACGCGAAGACCGCACGCACGCCAGCGGGCCGGATGATTGTCCGTTGTCCCGCTGAGACTGTGCAGGGAATGACTTGCAGTGTTTGTCGCTTGTGCGCAGTCAGTACGCGAGCCGGGATTGTAGGCTTTACCGCACATGGCACCAGTAAGCGAAAGGTGATCGCGATTGCGTCGCGCACGGGTGACCAGTGATCGAGCGCCCGATTATCTACGCGCTAACCGTGGCAATCGCGCCCGTTATCATCGCCCTTGCGTGGTGCGCGGTAGCTTCGCACTACTGCCGCAGGTATCGCGCACGGAACCCGCCCGATATTGCGCCCGATGAACCGGAGGAAACCCCGCCCGGGTTGACCTAGCCGAAAACCGCCCGCCTAGACGCATGACCCCGGATTAGACCCCGGGGTTTTTGCCGTTGTTGCGCCAGGGTGCAACGACCGGAGGCAGCGCCGGGACCGCGCCCGATTCTCGCCCAGGTATCGACCCCCGAAAAAAAAACGCGAAAACATCACCAGGGTTTAGCCTTCGATCTACCGTAGACTATCAAGAGCGCAGAGAAGTGACCGACGATGGTATCGGCACGGCTAACCCGTATGGATATTTCCCATTTTATCGGAGAGTACAGTTTATCTAGAGAGTGGCTCGTCAAGACAATAGGACATACTGCTGATATACTACCGATATAACCACCCTCCCTCGGTTGTAACTTACGAAGTACTGCCCGAATTGTCGCCCGAACGAACGTCAGTAGTAGCACTCGAAATAGCACCCGACTGACCTTTCGTTGATCCTTCGGTTACAACCCTCGGATATTCTGACAAGCTATTGAAAGATTGTCGTCAGGATACCCAAAAGATGACATTTGGTTTTTTATAAAAAGAGAACTACAGTGCAAAACTGTGACAATTTACGTCACTATCTATAGCTGTTGTTGACAAAATATGTAATATAGTGACAATTTACGTCACATGTTGACAATTTTTGTCACTTTTGTATCACTATACATCGCTGATAGACGATAATTTGTCAATATCACCTTAAAGCGATACCAAATAAACAAAAAAGACCAGAAACCTTTCGGAATCTGGCCTAAATCATTCGAATTTTATCTTACTCTGTCTTTGGTTGCTTCTTAGGAACTCTCTTTGGTTTAACCTGCACTTCGTTAGCAGCTTTCTCCGAAGCTTCAGCTTTCGCTACTTGAGCAGCAGCCCGAGCAGTAAGTCTAACGTTAATCTCTTCGTAGTCAAACCAGAAGTCTTTACCGTTGAGCATTTGTTCAATCTCCGTTGCACTCAAGAAGTCTGCATAAGCATCTTGAGCAATCTTACGAAGTTGTTTTGTGCTAAAGTCTACATATGAAGCTGCATCAGCAAATTTCATTCTACCGATACCATACGAGGGTGCATGACACATCATACTTGCGTTCTGACTAACGATAAGATTAGGTGAAGAAAGAGCAATGATACTACCTGCACTGTAAGCCTCACCAGTAACCAAAGCAATCACTTCACCTTCAGCGTTCTGCATAGCGTCAATGATTTGCATCATTCCACCTACGTCACCACCACCTGTATTGATCCACAACTTTAGTTTATCATGTTCGCGCATGTTGTTGAGATAATGCACAAGAGGTCTGTAATAAGCAGCAGAAAGGATTGGACCGTCAAGGTAAGCGTCAACGATGTTGGTGATAATCTGCTCGTTGAACATCGGAACTTGGTCTTTCATTACACCAAACTCTTCGTCTTCCATCCTGTGTGCATGTGTAATATCAGTTTTGTTTTTCAGATAATTCATTCGCTTCCCTTTCAAGAGCTATACGCTCTAATAACCGTCTTTACGATTTCGCTACGTTGGACATCATTGACATCAAACTTATGGTAATCTACCGAATCGTACTTCGATACCCACGTACCATCTTCCTTCTTGAAGAATCTAGGTAGAGCATCCAGCAAAGCATTACGACCTCTGGCATCTACGTACAACTGCGTGTTGTCACCCAAGATCACAACCTTGGAATTGACACCAGTTCTTTCCAACAGAAGCTTCAGGATCAGCGGAGGAAGTTGTTGTGCTTCATCGATGCAGATCAGACTGTTGTCGAAAGTAGCACCAAGACAGTAGTTAGGAATCTTGAAATGAATCCTGTGCGAAAGATCGGTTTCAACCTTACCTTTACTAAGAAGGTTTTCCATCAACTTTCTAGCACTAGCGAAGTGCGGCTCGATCTTACTCTCAAGACTATCTGGCAAAGCACCAATCTTATCCATACCAGCTTCTACAGGAGTACGAATGAAAACGATCTGCTTACTTCTGTCAGTCAAATACTCTTTGATGAACGTATGCAAAACCGTCAGCGTCTTACCAGTACCTGCTGGACCTTCGCAGAATACCAGATCATTACCTTTGATCTTGTTGGCTAGTTCTTTCTGGGATTCAATCAGCGTATATCGATTGATACCATAACTTTCTGTCCATTCTTCCTTGGCTTTCACTACAGCTTGAATACCCGCTTCAGCTTTATCTCTACGTGAAAGCTTGGTGTTTCTGATTCCTTTGGTCAATTACTTCTCCTCTTGGTTATACCAACTCGTTACTCTCATGTCAAAAGTTCGTTAATACTTTCGTACACTTCGGATCTATCGGGTTTGAAAAACAGATGCACTTGAGGATATTGTGAATCTGTGTTCTTGCAGCACAAGTACACGTTGTCTTTTCCGTATACGTTCTCTTGTAGCCAGTCTAGTGCTGTCTTGGAATTTGCTGTGTTACTGATGATGTTTTCTAGCACACAAAGCTTTGTAATCTTGACACCAAACCCAAGATCAATCTCTACGCTGACAATGACCTGAATCCACATCCCAAAGTCTGATGTGACACCAATAACTTTGCACTTGTAGACATTGTTGTCTTGTGGTTTCTTGCTGAAAAGCTCAGTGATCAACTTGTCAATTTCACTATCGGTTACTTCTTCTTTCATTCAGGATTGTCCTGAGTAACTGAAGCCTCTGCTTTCTTAGTGCGAGTACGGGTTACGGCTGGAACCGATGGAGTTACAGGAGTTTCAGGTTCTTTCGTTACGACAGGTTCTACCTTTACTTCAGGAACAACCTGCTTACGCATAATACACCAGAACATCGTTCCATACACAGTAGGAGCATTCTTATTCGTGTCCAGATCAAAGGTGTATCCATCAAGGATAGCGTCTTGAACTCGTTTACAGAAAGCCCACAGTCCGTACTCTTGTACTTCTAGTTCTACTGTGATATTCTCTTGGTTGGTATCAGTCATTGTGATTCCTTTAGGTTGGTTTTGGTTCGTTGAAGATTCCAAGTTTCCTTGGTTCATGTTTGTAATTATAGCATTGATTTAGTACAAGTCAATAGTAAGGGTTTACAGTAGATTCGTAAATAGAAAAAGACGGTATACCTTTCGATATACCGTCCTATATTTGTGTTGTGCGTCTGATGTACATTACATAGTTTGAGTGCTAACGTAAGATGTAATGTAAGTAGTCTATCTCTTCTAGGCTAACTGGTTCACTGCTGGTATGTAAGATATTCCATCTATAAACCAAAGTACAGAGAGTAGTATATTACGTATAACCATCTATACGTTAGTATAACTTACGTTCTAACTTACGTATCACTTTAACTCTTTTTCCTAAGAAACCAAAGCATAGCTTTTAGGTGCAAACGAAAGGTTTAACCCCCGTTGCACCCATGCTATGCTATCTGGACTTTTTCCTGAAGTCGCCGTTCTGCATTCAATTGTCACCCAGGGGAGAATCATTTCTGACTCGATCCAACCGCTTGACAACTCTTTTAACCTAGCAGAAAACCTTAAAGGTCATAGTTCGGTAGGGACTGTCGGAGAATTCGCACTCCATCTTTGATTACTCGCGATCAGGTGCATGTCATGAACACCCTGTAAAGTCTTAAATCCATAAGACGCTAGACCAAGATTACCCTTGTGTGTAATTATAATGCTGAACTTCTGAATTGTCAAGGGCGCAACGAAAATAAAAGCTATTGACAAGTGTGTTATCCTAATAGACTAACCAAAAGGAGACACTTTGAACAATCTCAAGATTTCATTCGCGTATCCGGGTGTTGCTTACGATCCACACAAGGGAAAATTCTACAAGCTAAAGGTGCAAGACCAAGGTGAGGTACGGGTTGATCGCGAGATTACTCCTGATGAAAACCTTAACATAATCTATACGTGCTTCTACTCTGGTAGGTGCATCAAGAAGAGAGCAGGGATTCTTGCTTGGGAAATCCTCAATGGTAAGATTCCGGATGATTGCACATTGTTGTTCAAGAACCTAGACAGGGAAGATTTCAGGGCTGATAACCTGATGATCATCAAAAAGAGCCAATACTCTGACATCAAGGATCATCTGGACAATGCTAACGGAGCAGTGAAGATTGTCGCACACCCAACAAACGCATATCAGCATGTTGTGTGCTTCAAGAATGGACACAAGACGGTCAAGCGTACATTTCATGATATTTCTGGTGCTTTGAACTTCAGGAAAGCCCTAATTCTACAGGCAAACAAGATACTTGGTAAATATTTGACCAGTGCATAACCCAGAACTTGACTTTTCTGATTATGTACGGTATAATTGCCAGTATCTAATATTCCTCCCTTTGTGTTCCGTAAGCAAGTTAGAAGTTGTAAGGGTATGCTATTAAGCGGCTACATTCTGCTCTTCGTTACATCCTGTTTATGAAAAACCAAAGGGATAACCGGGTGCATTTGTTGGTCTTTACCCTCTCCTTTCAACTAACTTTTGGCACTGCTGGAACCGTAACCAGCCTTACATCAACCCATCCGAGAAAGAAGTATGAATTGTAAATACTGTGATTGTGCGTTTAGACCAACTAAGCTCAATATTGATCCATCCGTGTGCCTTGAGTGCAGCGGAGTAGTTGATGATCTGTCAGAAAATGACGATGAGTTTAAGATCGACGCTTGGAAGCTAAGAAATCCAAGTGGTAAGACATATCCTGTATTTGAAGTAGACAACAATGATGTTTTTGATAGCGATTGCCGCTAATAGAAGGAAAAATAATGGCTTTTGTAAAAGGTGATGCCAGAATCAATCGGTCGGGTCGTCCTACAGATGATGAAAGACTGAACAGGTTGTCAAAACGTCAACTAAAGCAGAAAGAACTTCTGATGCTTCTTCGCAAGATTCGTCCGCACGTAGCTGATAGTATCATGCGTGCTGCACTGATCATGAAAGATGAAAAAGCTGGTGCCCAGAATAACCTTCGTGCTGCGACCATTCTGTTGGAACAGTACAGAAAGCTGGTTATGGATCTTTACGATGGTGAAGTTGATCCAGAGGAAGAAGCACCTGAAATTCAACAAGAGAATCGTCCGATCTTCAGCCTCAAGGTTGTTGACGGAGACAAAGAGGAATAATTTTGAGTAAGCCCGCTAATGCAACAGTACAGAAACAAGTAGTAATTGGACCCGCTAGTAAGAAACAAGAAATGTTTCTGAATTCTAAGTCTACTGTTACACTTGCTGGTGGAGCGGCAGGTAGTGGGAAAGCCCTGCGTCATGGTGAAAAAGTACTGACGGACAAAGGGTGGGTAAATATCGAAAGTGTTTCTGTCGGTGACACGGTGATTACACCAGCAAACTGTAAAGAAACCATCACCGGTGTATACCCGCAAGGTCTTGTTGATATCTACAGAGTAACTTTTCAGGATGGTGCCACCGTAGACTGCTGCGGTGAACATCTTTGGCAATATCATGAAGCTAGAGGTAGAGGAAAGTCAAGAGTAGCAAACACGCTTCATTTGATTGAAAGAATGAAGAAGGGTTTCAGACCGATTGTTCCTCTGATCGATGCTGTTGATGGTGTGAAAGCAGGTTCCGAGCTACCTATCAAACCTTACACTTTGGGTGTTCTGCTTGGTGACGGTTCAATTACCACAAAAAGCGTAAGTTTTACATCAGCAGATGTTGAGATTTTTGCAAACGTACTAGCTGACGGTTACGAAGTAAAAGAGTGGAATGTAGCAGAAAAAGATCGTCGTTCCCTAACCGCAAGTTGTTACGGTGTACATGGTATTGCCAAGAATCTAAAAGAAATCGGGTTGCTTGGCAAAGGTTCTTTTGATAAATACATTCCATTTGAATACCTAAACGCTTCAGTTGAAGATAAATTTTCACTGGTGCAAGGTTTGATGGACACTGATGGATACGTAGACAAAAATGGTTCTACAGAATATTGTACAGTTTCTGTGCAACTTGCAAAAGACATGCAGACCATCTTGCGTTCTCTTGGTTTTACCGTTACGATTTCTGAAAAGCAAACGTTTTTCACATATAAGAACGAAAAGAAAAAAGGTGCGGTGGCTTACAATCTCTACATTAGGGGTAAGAATCAAACCAGACTTTTCCGTGTCGCACGTAAAGTAGAACGTACAAAATTTAAAGATGTTGGAAATAGAATTGTAAAGATTGAGAGTCTTGAAAAAGACTATGCCACTTGTATTTCGATTTCAGGTGAAGAAAAGTTGTTTATTACAACAAACTACATTGTAACGCACAATACTTTCACTTCACTTTTGATCGCTCTGAAGTTCATGTCACACCCTCGCGCAACGGGGGTTATTTTTCGTAGAACTTCCAAGATGCTTACAGCCCCGGGTTCTATCTGGCATGAAGCTGTAAATCTCTACACATCTCTATACCCTGATTTGAAGATCAGAACCCGTGAACTTGAGTTGGTGTTTCCTAACGGGGCGCTGCTCAAGTTTTCGCATATGCAACACTCAGTTAACATGTACGATCACAAGGGTGGTCAGTATAGTTTGGTTATTTTTGACGAAGCTACCGACTTCGAAGAAGACATGGTTGTGTACCTGATGTCTCGTATGCGTAATGCTTACGTAGACTATACCCCTCAAATGTTCTTGATGACAAACCCTGATTATGATTCTTTCTTGAGACATTGGATTCAGGATTACTATCTTGATGAAACCGGTGTTCCTATGCCGGAAAGAACTGGTCATGAAAGATACTTCTTCCGTCAAGGTAACACGATGCTCTGGTATAACTCCAGAGAAGAAGCTGAAGCTGTTCATGGTAAGGGTGCTGAATCAGGTATCTCTTCGTTCACCTTTATTGGTGCTACATGTCGAGATAATCCTCCTCTTCTGAAAGCTCAACCGGACTATATTTCTCGTCTGATGTCTCTTCCGCGTGTAGAGAGAGAAAGACTGCTAGATGGTTCGTGGTATGCTCGTCAAGAGAGTGCAGGACTTTTCCGCAGAGAATGGTGCAATATTGTACAGCACAGAAATGGTCGTACTAAGAAACGAGTACGTACCTGGGACTTTGCTTTTACTAAACCTTCAGAATCATATCCGAATCCTGACTGGACTCGCGGTGTATTGATGTCTAAGGATGAGGTTACCAAGCACTACACCGTAGAAGATGTCGTGTCAGAAAGAGACAGAGTTCACATTGTTGAGAAACTTGTGTTCGATACAGCAATGCGCGACGGTGTAGGGGTGACGATTGGTATTCCGATTGACCCTGCTGCTGCTGCTGGTGCTTATGCCAAAGATTTGCAACGTAGACTTGCTGAAGCAGGATATTACTGCAAACTGATGAAACCTGTCAAGTCGAAAATTACCAGATTTGCTCCTTTCGCGAGTGTAGCACAAGCTGGTTTCGTTGAAGTGGTCGAAGCACCTTGGAATAAAGAGTTCTTTGAAGAGCTTGAAATCTTCGATGGTGAAAAGAAGAATAAGGACGACCAAGTTGACTGCTGTTCAGACGGTATTTTGCTGTTGAACAAAGAACTTCAACTTCCTTCTTTTAGTCTACCAGACTTGCAGCAAAACGCAAGCTTTGGTTTCCAACGAAAACAAACGAACTTGTCACAGAACACTGACGTAAGTATTACACTACCTTCTTAAAGGAGATGCCTTTGTATGGCAACTAGAAAATCAGTAAAAACCGAAGTTACAAAGGCAACCAGTACCGACAAGATTGAAAGTTTTAAACTAAAATCAATTGGATACTCGGGCACTCGACTTGTAGACGGTGTAAACAACGAAGAAGCTTTTCGTGAGCTAAACCACCCACACAGTGCAAGTACTTTCAGGGAGATGTCATATCACCCTGCTGTAAACGCAGCTTTGTCTTTGTACAACAGTATGATTTCGAAAGCTACTTTCAGAATTGTACCACCAGAGGATGCCACAGCAAAGGAAAAGAAGCAAGCGGAAATCTTGTTCGAAATGTTCAACGACATGGAAGTGTCAATGGACGATGTTATGTCAGATATCATGACAATGAACGTACACGGTTTCAGTGTACTTGAAAAAGTATATCGTAGACGACTTACCTCCAAAGGTAGTCAATATAACGATGGTATCATTGGTATCAAGAAACTAGCATTCAGAAGTCAAGAAAGCGTAGAGAAGTTCATTTTTGACGAAACAGGTAATGATCTTTTGGGTGTAAAGCAGAACGTTGCTTTGGTTAAAGATCCTTACTTGCGATATGCTGCACGTAAAGAAAAAGAAGTGCTTTTGCCTAGAAACAAGGTCATGCTTTTCAACGTAGGTAGAAATCGTACAAACCCTTACGGTACAAGTCCTCTTCGTGACATTTATCTTCCTTGGAAGTACTTGACGACAATTGAAGAACTTGAAGCTGTGGGTGTTTCGAAAGACCTACAGGGTCTTCCTGTGATGTATATCCCTGCACAGTACATGTCAGAGGATGCCAGCGACGAACAGAAGGCTATTTACGAGCAGTTCAAGAACATTACTCGTAACCTTCAACAAAACAGTCAATCGGGTGTAATCCTTCCGAGCGCACACGATCCTGAAACTCGTACTCCGTTGTTTGAACTAAAGCTTCTATCTACCGAAGGTGGTAAAAAGAACTATGACACAACGGCAGTTAAAGAGTACTACAGAGCGATGATCTTCATCGGTATGAACGCTGACATTCTTCTGATGGGCAACACCCAAACGGGTTCTTTTGCTCTAGGAAGTATCAAGACTTCTCTTACTGGTGCATACATTGAGTCAATGCTCAAGAGAATTGTACAAACGTTTAACGATGATCTGATTCGTCAGATTTATGAGCTAAACGGATGGAACGTTGCTCGTCGTTGCAAGATGGACTACGAAGGTTTTGAAGACGTTGATCTTGAATCGTTCTCCAAAGCTATTCAGAGAATCGGTGCTGTTGGTTACTTGCCTCGTAATATTGAGGTTGTAAACAAGATCCTTAACGCTTTGAATATTGACAACCTACCAGAAGATGCAAATCTTGAAGAACTCCTACCTGATAACCAAAGTAAGTCTGGTCAGGGTATGGAAGAAGGAATGCCTGCTGGTACAGGTAAAGCAACAGGATCGTCTGGTGACGGTTCTTCTACAAATTCAGACAACACAGCCTAAAGGTAAATCATGGCAGTTAAGCAATTTCTATTGAACATCGACGGTACAGCTTATTTTGAACTAGATAATGACACGGTTAATTCCATTGACCTGTCAAAAGCTACTCAGGTAAATGATTCTGGCGATATCGTTCTTCCGAATGGTTCGGTGTATGCTCTGACAGAAGCACAATCTGTCATTCCTCACACCAACACAGTGACAGGTGTTTGTGAATTTAGAGGTATTGTTGTTCGTGCGGCAGTCGGTTTCCCTCAGACACTATCTGTGTTTGATTCTCCGACAGCTACTGGTACTCCGATTGCTGTTTTCACAATCAACGCTCTTGGTACGTTCTTTTGGGACGGTAACTGGACAACTCCAGGGAACGGTGCCGGATACCGTAGATTGAATACTTCTGGTTTGTCAGCATCGATTACTGGTGGAACAAGCAGAACTATTGACATGATGGTGTAACGTGGCAGATTTCTATATTGACCCTTCTAGTCCTGTAAACGGTACAGGGACAATTGATAGCCCGTTCAATGCTTGGTCATCGATCACCCTCGCGGCAGGTAACAGATACTTGCAAAAGCGAGGGACCGCTGCTGTCTTTTCAGCAAACTTGGCGGTTACGGGTGCTAACGGTACTTCTGTAAATCCCATCACATATGGTGCGTATGGTGATTTTTCACTGGATAGACCCCTGTTTGTTTTCACTAACTCTGCATTCTTTAACCTGACAAGCTCAAGAACATTCATTAACATTGAAGACATTGAATTTGATTCTCTGCAATCTGGTGCTGCTTGCATGACCATTGGTTCTGGTTGTACAGACATTAATGTTCGTCGTTGCAAGTTTAAAACTCAAGATACTCAGGCTCATATTACATGTACCGGTTCCGCAACAATTGCCTTCCAGAGAATTACACTTGAAGACAATGACTTTACGGGATCTGGACTTCGTGCCTTCTCGTTTTTGGCTACCAGTGCTACTGTTTTGGCTCACACCGGTTTCTATTTCCGTAGAAACAAATTTGGTGGTGATCTGAAGAACGGTATTCGTATCACAATGGAAACTGCTGCTGCTGCAACCTCAAGCATTAATGATGTTGAGATCAGTTACAACATTTTCGATGGTGTGAAACAGGCGGCTGTGAACATCCGTGCTGTAAACCTGGCAAACAGTGACACCACTGCCCCTACAACACAAGGTGATGGTCTTGAGATTTTCAAGAACAAGTTTACAAACTGTGGTTTGGAGGCAGGTAACACTTCCGGTACTCTCGGTACACCATTCTTCAAGAACGGTGCAATCTACAGAAACGAGCTTCGTAACTGTTCAACAACCGGTGGTCTGATTCAGGGTACTCACCGTGATAACTTTGATATCTTTGAGAACATCTGTATCGGCGCTGTTCCTGTGAACTCAATCGACGGGTCTGGTATCTTTGCTGATAGATATGACACTAACATCCGTATCTTCAGAAACGTAATCGGTGATTGTCTCGGTGTTGCTGGTGTAAACAACTCTGGTGCTGGTATCCAAGTATGGATGGCTCAGAACGTTAAAGTTTACTCAAACATTATCTATAACTGTCTTTATGGTTTCGATATTGGTGCTAACTCCAACAGAGTTATCTCGGGTTTGGAAATCTACAACAACACTGTTTTTGATATCGTAAACGAAATTGCACAGTTTGATATCGACGCAACGGGTATGACAGCAACGAGTTTGACAATGAGAAACAATTTCTTTGCAGATACCCCTGTTGGTATTGACGCAAGATTGAATCCTCAAACAAACGTCAACTATAACGCTTGGTTGAATGTTCCTACGAGATACATCAACCAAACCGCTGGTGCAAACGACATTACTGTTCTTCCTGCAAACGTAAGTTCAGATTATGCTCCAAAATCAGGATCATCGTTGCTTACTGCTGGTCAGGACATTGGATATGTTCGTGACATGATGAACAGACTTTCTAAACAACACGTTGGTGCATACGGTAGATCCGAATATGCCATCATTGTATAAATTGGAGACTAAATGCCTCAAATTGGTAGTAAAGGTGCAAACCTTGATATCGTCGTAAGACAAGGTGCCACTTTTGGCCCAAACCGTTGTACGCTGACTAACCCCGATACAAGCCCTGTGAACATCACAGGGTTTACTTTCAGAGGTCAAATCAGAAAGACAGCCTCTGATCCACTCTCAACGGGCATCAGTGCTGTGTTCACGATTGTCAACGGTACTTCTGGTATTTTTGATTGGGAATTTGCTGCTGCTGATACTGCTGGTCTTACGGCTGACAGTGTTTCGGAAACAGCACCAGCTTCAATCTACACATATGACGTAGAAATGGAAGATTCGTCAGGTCGTGTTACACCTCTGTTGTACGGTACAGTAAACGTATTCCGTGAAGTAACGAAACCAGCGTGAGGTTAACATGGCAATTGTAACGGTAACAAGTGGTTCGGTAAATCTAAACATTCAACCGGCATCCGGAACATACGGACCTTTGAATCTAACAATTGTCGATGTATCAGTAGGTCTAAGTGCAGAGTACTCCCCGATCAGTTTGACTGTTCCGGGGACTTCTCCAATCGAACTTGTTGTAGAAACAAACCCTGCGGTTTCCTTGCAACTGGATGTTGGTCAAGGTCCATCTGGTGTCATTGGTACTGATTTCACAACACGAATTGATGACATTGATTCTCTTGTGTTGTACAGAGGTGAAGCGGTTGCTGGTTCTTCTGAGTCTTCTTTGGTTTGGAGAATTCAGAAGATTACAATTTCAGGATCATCTGTTTCTGTATTGTGGTCCGGTGGTACAAATCAATTCAATAAAAGTTGGACAGATAGACTGTCTTACACGTATTCATAGGAAACAAAATGGCTGCATTCACTAGAGTAAACAATTTCACAGAACAACTGACAAAAGGTATTCAGTCTTTCGGTACTGACACTTTCAAACTTGCTTTGACAAACACGGCACCTA